TGCTTAGGGGGCGAGTCCGCAAAAGTAGTTTGACAGTTTTTCGTGCGCTGCCCATTGCGGGATTTGTGAGGGCCTATAAAGTCGGCGGCAATGTCCGATCTCCCGCAGGGAATTTTCCTTGATCTCGCCATCGAAGACGTTACGGAAATCCGTAACGCCGCAGTTGACTTGCTCAAGGAGGGGAAAACACTCATGTCGGGATCTTCGGGAGGTCAGAACTTCACGAAGCAAATGCCGATGTCGATCGAGAAGGTTCTTATCGAGTGTCGGTATGCGATGAGCTTTTTGATTGGGCGCGGCCAGGTTCGGCGCGTCAGAACGAGTTTCAACCGTAACTTTGGAGGCGATCCGTATTATGGACAATAGTATCGCCATTCCTGAGTCCTGCGGGGTTGCCGTTCGCCCCTCTTGGATTGCGCGAGCTATCGACTCTGCCGTTGCGGCAATTTCTCCTAGGGCCGCCCTTGGTCGTCGAGACGCCAGGACAAAGCTCCAGTATGTTGCGGCGCTCCCCACAAAAGACCGCCAAATGGCGGCCAGGATTCCATTTTCCCCAAACTCTATCCGCTATCAGATGGACCGCGTATCCCTCATGTTTGAGGCGCGCGACCTTACGGAAAATGTCGGTTTCGCAAAGGGACATCTCCGTAAGGTTCAGCTTTACGGAGCCGGGACGCTCGCCTATGAGCCAGACACTGGAGATGCCGGGATGGATAGTGAAATCACAGAGTATGTGCGCTGGTGGATGGCGTGCGCGCATATTGGGCTAAAGCACACCTTTCCTAGGCTGGTTCAACTCGCGTTAATGGGGATGACCAGGGATTGCGACAGCCTCCTAGTATGGGTGCGCGACGAAGACAGGGAACTGCGTCTTCAGCTTGTCGAGGCGGATCAGATTGGCGAACTATTCATGCCAAAGAACACGCCAGGGTATGTATCGGGAGTCTATCTAAATTCTGACGGTAGTCGGGCGGGGTTCCATGTCTACGATCGCGTGGGGGAAATGCAATACGCCAACCCTCAAATCATCGAGCCGTGGAATGCCAATTTCTTTATCGATCCGATGCGGATGCAGGAACGCGGTATCACCACGTATGAAACCTGCATTCAAAACATTCGCGATAAGTTCGAGATCCTGAATTATGAGAAAATCATCGTAAAGGATATCTCCACGACCGGAATCATTACCTACACGCAACGCGGTGCTGCCGATGAGTTTGATTTTGATAAAACCGAAACCAATAGCGACGGCAATGTGTCGTTTATCAAACACGCCGAAAGCGGGATTCGGGAATACATGGGCATCGGCGAAGAGGCAAAGGTCCTCGAAAGTAACCGGCCGTCTCCGACGTTTCAGGGGTTTCTCAAGGTTCTCGACACAGAGAATTGCCACGGGCTCAATCTTCCCTACGGTTTTCTCGTGGACCCAAGCGAGCCCACGGGCGCGGGGATTCGCGTCATCGCACACATTGCCAACCGTGAGTTTGAGCGCATTCAAAACGATGTCGTTTCGCCGATCCTGACTAACATCATTGCCGTCAAGCTACTTGATGCCGCAGAGCGCCGCGTTATCTCTAGGCATCCTAATCTTTTACGCGGTCAGTGGATGTTCCCGCCCCCTCCAACCGCAGACGCAGAGCGGGAGAGTGATATTTCCATTCGGGAGGTGCGGGCGGGGCATTCCACATTCACCCGGGAATACGCAGAAAAGGGACTTAATCGCCGCCGCGAGTGGAAGATCAAAAAACAGGAGGCCGTAGACCGGCATTTCATGGCGCACGAAGCTACGCAAGAACTCCGCGCCCTCGGCGTTACCGATACCGTCTCGCCTGACGAAATCGCCGCCATGAGCGATAACCCGCAAAACGACCCGGATGCAGACGGCTTGATTTCGGGCGATGCAACAAAGGCGATCGCCGCATCTGCTGCCGCACCGTCAAATCCCAAAAGATGAGCACTCGCCTATTCAAAGCATCAGAAAAGAAACCCTCTGTTGATACTAAAAACGGTATCATTGAAGGCGTTTCCGTGATGACCATCGGCCCCGCTCTCGGGCATGGGATCGACATTGACTCGACCGGATTGCACCAATGCCTAGACGCGTGCCTAGCGCATGGCGATGAGGGCGTAAAACTGATCTATGTCCACACCGGAGATGATGACTCCGGCCAGATCCGGGACATCGTTGGCTCAGTTAAAAACTTTCGGATCGAGGGGCTGAAACTGCTCGGGGATGCCTACTTGCTGGCATCCGCTCCGTCTCGCAACTTCATATTGGAGCTAGCGGAAAAAATGCCTTCAGAGTTCGGCTTATCGGTCGAAACCGAGGGAGAGCATGAGTCCATCCCCAACACCAAGAAAAAACTCTACCGATGCACGGACATTTCCGCCATCGCGTTAGTGCCGAGGCCCGCGGCGAACCCAACCGGGCTATTCACCCAAAAGAAAGAAACCAAAATGGACGAAGAACAAATGAAGACCATGTTTGGTGCGATGCTCTCGGAGGCACTAACGCCGATCTCGGAGCGTCTCGCTAAACTCGAAGAAGGCGAAGAAAAGCCCGAAGATGAAAAGCCTGATGAGGAACATCTCGAAGAAGGCGAAGAAAAGCCCGAAGGCGATAAAAAGGAAACCGGCGAAGAGAAAATGTCTCGCATCGCCAACAGGGCCGCGAACGCCGTCCTGACCAAGTTCACCGCGCAGCTCGGGCTCAAGAAAGCCCCTGTTTCCGTTCCGAGCCATGGCGCCAAGGGTCGCACGAAGTTTGAGGCGCTTGTCGAGGAGGCCGCCCAAAATGGCGCGAAAAACCCGTTCTCCGCAACGGTCATGAAGCATCCCGACGAATACAACGAATACCGGGCGCAACTGGAGGGCAAACGCTAACCCATGAGCTACTACAATCGAACGGAAGGCGGATTTTTCACCGTCGCTATCGGAGCGACCGCGATCCCTCAATATGCTCGGATCAAAATCGGGACTGATGGCCTGGCGGTCGCGGCCGGGTTGACTGATTCCGGTGATGGAATTCTGGACCAAGCGGGAGCCGCAAATACCACAGGGATTCGTGCGCGTGTTGCAACCGCGCAGGGAACCGAATACGGGATCGCCAGCGGGGCCATCGCAAGCCCGGGCCTTGTGCTCTACAGCGCCGCCGCTGGTGCCGTATCCACCACGCAGGGGGCTGGTGCCGTCGTTGTTGGAAAGTCGCTTAATGCGGCGGCCGACACGGGCATCGTCACCTATCTGCAAAAAACCGTCGCCTAACAGAAAGGAACACTAACACATGTCCGCAAATACATACGCCAGCACCGCCCCGCGCGAGGAACTCAGCCTCGCTATCATGGAGGGTGCCGCCCTTAACAAGGCGATCATCTGGGATCAGATCCTGCCCCCGCTCGGTTTGACCCAGCGCACCGCCCACCTCCCGAAGCTCGGGATTGCAAACGCCGAACTGCATCGGATCATTCAGGATTTATCCGCGCCCGGTGCGGATATTCCCCGGATGACCGCGCAGATCGATGACGCCAACCTCAACGTTGCCATCCGCAAGCAGGAAATCGGAATCCCGCTTGAGGCTGAAATGGACTACTCCAAACTGTTTAGCCTGGAGTCGTTCTATGCGCAGCAACTCGGGAATAAAGTTCTTTCGCTTACAGCGGAATGGCTTACGGCTGCGGCCCTATTTAGCACCACTAACTTCGGCGCGGCCACCAACAGCACCGTAGCCTATACGGTTGCGAATAAGACCACCAATTCCATGATGTCCGATATCGTTGACGCGCTCAATCGCGTTCTCGATGCCGGGGAGCTTGCCGAGCGCCGCGATCAGTGCGGCTATGGGGGCCGGAAGGAGGGACATCAGGCGGGCATCGGGTCGGGTGTGCCGTGCGGCCGGACCGGGCTCAATGGGCTGCGGTGCCGCACATCAGCCGAATCCGGGCATGTTGAAGCCCGCGGTGGCCTTGCGCAATTCGGTGTTGGAGATTTCCTTCGCCTGGTTCAGGGCCTGGTTGGCCGCCGTGAGCACCATGTCCTCCAGCAGCTGGGCGTCGGAGGGGTTGAGGGCCTGCGGGTCAATCTTGATCGAGGCGAGCGTGCCGTCGCAGTTCGCCGCGACCTTTACGGC